CCTGAAACTTCGGTTTGGTTTCTGGAGTCATTGAAATCTCTCCTTTAAAAAATATGTGTTGATACGTGTTTTTTCTATTGACACACGTGCTTGCACGTGCTATAATAGAATCAGGAGGTGAGGAAAGATGAAACGCAAGGACATCGACAAGGCGTTGAAAAAAGCCGGCTGGATCATCTCCCACGGCGGCAGTCACGACCTTGCCACCCACCCCCAGAAGCCGGGGATCAAGATTGCGATCCCCCGACATAAAGAAGTCCCTGAATTTACAGCACGGGGAATTCTGGAGGATGCAGGGCTGAAATAAGCCCTGCACCTCTTCTCAAAAATTTTTAGGAGGTGTATCTCGTGAAATACGCATATCCTGCAATTTTCACCCCGATTGAAGATGGAATGTTTGACGTAAAGGTTCCCGATCTTCCCGGATGTCGTACTTTCGGTACAAATCTGGCCGATGCGGTCTTTATGGCCGAGGATGCTGCATCCATGTGGCTATGGGATGCCGAGAACAAGAAGGAACCTATTCCCGCCGCTACAGAAGTCCCTCAGGTGGAAAGCCCGCAGTTTGTCAGTATTGTTGCAGCGGATACGGACGAATACCGTCGAAGGAATGATTCCCGCGCCGTTAAAAAAACCCTTACGCTGCCCAGTTGGCTGAACGCCCGGGCGGAGCAGGCGGGCGTCAACTTCTCGCAGGTCTTACAGGAAGCCCTGAAAGAACGTCTCGGCGTCCAATAACCCCTTTACAGCCTCCCTTGCCGGGGAGGCTGTTTTTTATGCCTTGCCCAGCGCCCGGCGCACATCTGCCATATAGTCAACGTCCCCGATGATACACCGCATGTTGCGTTTGTCGATCTCCCACAGCCGCTTTCCCTTGCGGTATGCGGCATAGTAATAGACCTCAAACTCCCCGGACACATCCGCGGCCGACATGGGCGCGACCGTCCCCGGCGCGATGCTCTTGGTCTGCACCAGCATGACGTATTTCTCCGCCCACATACCCGACTCCGCCTTCTCGACCTCCCAGAACTCCTCCGCTACCCGCAGGTCGAGCAGATGCTGTCTAGGGGCCGCAAGGCTCGCGGCGGCCTGCGTCACGGTCAGGAAGTTGATGGTCGCGCTCATGGCGTCCACCATACCGATCAGGGGGACGTTCATGTTGCCCATCATCCCCGCGCCACTGATGGACACGGTCGGATAGGCGATGGTGGGCAGCTGTACCTTGGCAACCCCCAACAGGTTCACGCTGTCCTCATAGACTTCCAGATTGATATAGGCTGCTGCCTGCTGACTCATTTACCGTCCCTCCTTATTCGGATAGTGCGGCCTGCACATAGTCCGGGTCATATTCCAGCGTGAAGTCGATCTCCTGCGCCGGGCTGGGCGGCGTGATGTAGATATGGATCCGCAGGATCCCCGCCATGAGATCCAGCAGCGGGTTTTCCTCCGCGAGCATCTCCGCCCGCGCTCCAAGCAGCCGTTCCGCGCTGACCAGCCCTGCCAGCCAGAGGTTGCAGGTATCCAGGATGCTGTCAATCAGCCTCCGGGTCATGGGCTTATCCAGCTTGGACCAGAAGGTTCGGATGAGGGTATTGCCCACCCAGTCGAACACCCGGGAAACCGGGATGAAATAATCCTTGACGTCGGTGTTCGCGGGGTAGCAGCCCACATAGTTGCCCTTGGCCACCCAGCCCATACTCATGAAGTTGAGAGCGGTCACGATCCCGTAGCTTCCGGCAATCAGCTGCACCTGTTCCCAGGTCAGATTGACCTCAGTTCCGTCCGCCAGACAGCAGCCGTCGATCTTGAGCGCCTTGTTGGAGGGCGACTCGTACGGGCATCCGGCGTTCTCGGTGTCCACCTTGGCCATTAGGCCCGCCATCTGGGTGGACAGATGGAACCGGTAATCTCCCAGCTTGACCATTGGCCAGCAGACAACCTGATTTTCGTCGATAAAGTTGTTTTTGTTCTTGTGCCAGGTCAGGCTGGAATATTCGGTACAGCCGTCCGGGCCGGAGTCGATGTCAATAAGCGCCTTGCCGCGGAACAGGCCGTTGATCCCCGCAGCCTTGGTCGCCATGACCGCCGCGACGGTGGACAGATGCGAGTAGCCGGGGGCGCAGATCAGGTCGGGGATCACTCCCACGACGGTCATACATTCGTCGATCACGCCAAGCCCCCGGATGATGTCCTTTTCGTCGATCTGGCCAAACTCCACAACCTGCCCCTCGACATGCAGCGTCTCCGCGGTCTGGTAGTAATCACTGGCGGGCAGCAGCTCGATGATGCAGGCATCCTCGTCCGCGTCGTACAGGACGCTGTAATCCTCATCTTCCACCAGCAGATTGTCCGCCGTGATAACCTTATCCGAATCAGCTTTCTTGACGCAGGTCACAAGCAGCTTGTCATCGTGGACAAACCCGAACGGTATGAAAATCCTGTGCTCCAATACTGCATAGTCCCTGCCTTCCCCGGCTTTCTGCATTCTGGTGTGGTCGAACACGTTGCAGAAGATCACCGGCTGACAACCGAACAGCTGGAAATGGCTGTACATGAATTCGCAGAGGGTGTAGGTTTCCCAGTCGTAGGAGAAGCCCAGCTTTTCCACCGCTTCTGTCCAGCTGGTGCAAAGGACCGGCGTATACGCTTTGCCCGGATTGGACGCCGCGTGCGACGGGGCGACGCCCACCACATACGGGATCCCGGCATCCGTCACGACCGGCGTGCTGAGCGAGGTTGCCTGTTCATACACGTGCACTCCAAGATTGGCCATTTACTTCCCCTCCCTTCCGGCTGCTACCTTCCGGTAGTTTGCATACAGGGCGTTACCGGGCTTTTTGACCTTCAGCCGGGCTTCCGGCAGGGCCGCGCCCGAGACGATCAGGGTTTTTACCAGCGGCTGTTTTTCAATCGCGCGGGCCGCTGCGGCGAGCGCTTCTTCTTTCGTACCCATGTAGATCGTCCCGCTCTGGATCAGCCCCGCAAGGTTGGGGCCAATGTAGCAGTAGAACCCGCCGTCATCCGGCTTGGGTCGGGCCGTTATCTTTCTTGCCATTGCGTCAACTTCCTTTCCACCGACTTTAATTTCCACTGGGAGATCATCTCCCCCGCATAGAACGGGGCAGAGTTCTCGGGATAGATCAAGCTTTCCAGCCCTTCCTGCAAATTCAGGGTGAACTGTTTGCCGATGACCACCTGCTGCATCAGGGCGATCCGCATCCGCTCCATCAGGTTTAGAAGGGCCAGCCCGCCCTCCTGCTCATCCGGGTGGTATACGCAGAATACCGAGCGGACAACAGCGGAGGAATCCGGCCATGGCCTGCCGGGCTGGTGCACATCCTTGCAGGTAATCACCTGGTGCAGAATGTAGGGGGCGTCCCGCATGTAGACTTTGCCGTCCGGCAGGCGGGTCAGGAACACCTTGGCGGGCCGGGGCGCGGGCGGTTCGGTGTCCTCTTCCTGCATCTGCACCGGCAAAATGATATTTTTTGTGGCCTCAAGCGTGAAGGCTTTCAGCTGTTCGAGTAAAAGAATCCTTGTCATTCTGTCACCATCCCCATCCATTCATAAGCGCCATGATTTCATGGTCCAGCTGCTTTTCAAACGCCTGCTCCGCTCCTGCCGTCAGCCTCTCCGAAACCTCCGGGCTGTCCAGCATCTGGGCGACCGAAGGCCCAAACAACTCCTCGATCTCATCCTTGCTGCGGGAGGTCATGCCGCCGGTCCGCTCAAAGATGCCGACATGTCCGGTTTTCATCCGCGCGGCGAACGCGTTCGGGAAGGATTTGGCGGATGTCCCTTTCAGGACATGTCCATAGGCGGGACTGCCGGGATGCAGCAGCCGCCACTTGTCCGGGCCAAACATCACAGGAATCCGGCGGCTGGTATCGTAGGCAGGGTTAATCGGGCCGGATCCGTCGAACCGGTGCAGCGGGATCCGGTACCCGGCGAAGGTGATACATACCTGTACCCCGTTCTGGTAACTGTACCGGACTGAGACATTCTCGTTGGCCCGGATGCCTGCCGCAGCAATCGCGTACCGCTCCCGGATCGCTCGGGTGCTCTCTGTTCGCAGATAGGAGGTTGTTCTGGACAGGGCCCTTTTCATTGCTTTTTCAAGTCCGCCCTCAATACCGGCCAGCAGGCCCGCCGCCCGATCCAGCACATTCTGTCCGGCTGTTACCGTTACGTCAATGTCCGCGCTCGCCGGTCCTTCCCAGGTCCCCCGGCCCGCGGGCCTGCGCGCCTCTCTGCTGATATTATCAAACCTCAATCCTGGATCGCCTCCAGTTCGATGCGCAGCATCCCCATTTCACGGGCCGCTGCTGCAACGTAATAGCGCCGGAAATAGCCGCCGCCACCCTTGCAGTTGTTGATCTGCAAGGGGCAGCCCTGCCTTGGGAGCTTGCCGCCCAGGTCACTCTCGGCGCAGTGAAGAACCGCGCTGACCCGGTGCAGGCCCTGGACGTGGTCGTCCCGGAGCTGTTCCCGCTCTTCGTTCACCGGCCCTTCCAGTACAACGGGAATGTCCTGATAGCTTTCCCCGTCATACCGCACGGTGCGCAGCTCCGCAAACTCCTCCAGATTCAGGAACAGCCCAATGTCCTCCCGCATCTGTTCTTTGAATGTTGGCACCTGCTCACTTCCTTCCCTTGCGGCCGACCGGCAGTTCCTGCACGCCGGGGAGTAAATCTGGCGATTCCTCCGGTTTGGCCTCCTCTGCGGATTCCTGCTCCTTTGGTTCTTTTGTCGGCGGATCGTCTCCCTCGAACCAATCCTCGCTCACATCCATCGCAACCACTCGTTTGCCGTTGCCCGCGGCCACGATCTTCTCTTCCAGCTCCTTGGGCAGACAGACGGTCTTTCCCGCCGGGATCAGGTATCCGTTATGCGTCAATGGACAAAACAACCGGATCATCCTGCCGCCCCCTCACAGCTTGCAGAGCGCGGCCGCGGATTCCGCAGCCTTCGCCTCTGCCGCATATCCCGCGAGGATTGCCCCGCTTGCCGCCTTCGTCGCGGTGAGCCGTTTGTTTTCCGCATCCCACCAGAGTGTCTGCCCCATCTGGAACGCGGTCCCGGTCTCCGCGGGCATCTCATAGACCCCGCTCACCCCGACCGTACCAAGGCTTCCCGCCGGGATGTCGATGCCCGCCACCCCGATCCGCTCTTCGAGCACCACGACTTCCCCGTATCGGATCAGCTCGCTGCCCTCGTTGCGGTAGTTTAAGCTCTCGCCCTTCTGTACAAATTCCGCCATCCGAATCCCTCCTTATGCCTTGCCCGGGTTCTTGAACAGGCCCCGGTAGCCCAGCAGCGTGACCCCCCGGTCGATATAGACCCGGTACTGCACGCCCAGTTCATCAAACGCCATCCGGCTCTCGACGATCGGCGTCTCGCTCCCGTTCAGGTAACAGACCTCGATCGTGTCCGCCATGCGCGGGTCGGCTACAAAGTAGTAGGGCTGCGCACCGCTGTCCACGTCCAGCTCGGCGTCCACAATCAGCCGCATCCGGTTGCGGAACACGTTGGCCACCCCCGAATTGCCGCTCCCCGGGTCGGCCAGCGAGGTCAGCAGCTTTTCAACCTCGGTTTCGTCCGCCGCGCTCGAAAGGATATACGCGGGCGAAAGGTTTAGGTAAGCGTTGTCGCTGATGTCCCGCTGGGTGCGCATCTTTTTACGCGCCTCGGCGAACGTCGCGGTCGAGGGGGCTGCGCCGGTCCCAAGGTTCCGGTGCGCCGCGCTGAACAGCCGGTTCCCGTCGTACATGACCGGGTTCTGCTTCAGCAGGTCGTACACTGCCGTATTGATCCCCCGCTGTGCCGCCAGCGAGAACCGGGTCAGCGTCCGCGACACCAGCCCGATGTCGTCATTGATAAACAACTGGCGGGTAAAGGTGATCTTTCGCCCAAAGGTCAGCAGACGGCGGGTTGCAACCGCTGCATCCGACAGCCGCGCTTCCTTGAGCTCCCCGTTCTGCGGCACCTCGAGCAGCTCGCCCGCCTCGCCGATCTCGTAGAATTCGGTCGGCTTGAAGTCGGACGCGCTCGCCTTGCTGGTCCAGAGCTGGAAGGTGGTCGGGACGGTGTCCCGGCTGTCCAGCACGATCCGGTTGGCCACGTTGGACAGGATCGACACAAACGCGCTGTCCGGCGTCATTGACCGGCGGAACAGCTGCTCCGCGCTCATCCGGTTGGCGTCCTCCACCCCCGACCGGGAGAGGCATTCCACCGCGATCCGCGAGAATGACATTCCCGCGAATTCCCCCGCGCCGTCCGCTGGTTTTTCGGGTGCGTACCCTGCCCGGATCAGCAGGCCGTCCGCTGCCGCCGCCCGCACCTTGTCCAGCTCATCCACCGTAACGCCGGTTTCGCGCCCGATCCCTGCCGCCACCGGGGTCCGCTCCGCCGACAGCCGCTCGAGGATCGCCGCCCGCACCTGATCCACCGTCTGCCCCTCCGACAGGTACTGCGACCGGGTCTTGTCGTCGACCCCGAACCGGGCGCAGAGCGCGTCAATCCGGGTCGTGCGTTCCCGCTCCGCCTGTACCGCCCGTGTCAGTGCCGCATCATCCGGCACAGGGGGCGTAACCGCCGGTACCGGCTCCTGTGTCCTCTGCCCTTCCGCCGGGGTTGTTCCCTCCTGCTTCTCTTTCAATGCCATTTCACATGCCTCCTCCATTGTTCTGCCCACACCGACCGTCGGATCGGCGGGAATTGGTTCCAAGCTGATCTCATGCGGCTGCCACCGGGTCGCGACATACGCAGGCCCCGAAAACCGCCCGTTTGCGCTGGTATCGCCCGCCTTCAGCTGCTGGTACGGGGTCAGCAGCCGGTACCCGATCGACACCCCGCTCAACATCCCCTTTTCCAGCTTGCTTTTGAGCCGGGCGCTGTCCGGGTCGTCCTCGTCCATCTCGATCACCGCCCGGCACTGCCGTTTCTCTTCATCCAGCCACGCCCGCACGATCCTCCCGACCGGCACCAGCCCATAGTTGACGTCCCGACCATGCGCGAAAAGCAGCGCACCGCCCCGGTTTAGGAGCGACAGGTCGACCGCCCCCGCGTCGTGCGAGAGGATTTCCCTGCCGTACCACCGGGCCGCGGGCGTCTCGCTTGAAATCGAGATCTCAAACTGTGCGGGCTGCCCCTCGACCGCCCGGCATTCCAGCTGTGCGCTCCGGTGCGCCAGCTGCCCCGCTGCGGGCGGGCTGTCCATTTGCTTTGCCATCCTTCATCCCTCCGTTGTCGAGCAGCCCCAGCTGCTCCAGATATGCCTGTTCCTGTGCCCGCTGCTCCGCGACCTCCTTCCAGTCGGTCCCGCGGGCCGCGCAGAGCGCCTGCATAGTGGTCTGTCCGGTCTCGAGCGCGATCCGGTTGGCGTTCGCCTCCTTGAGCGGGTCGATCCAGTCCCAGCCGCTGCACAGCCACACATGCTCCTGATACCGCTCCGCGTCCCGTTCGTATCCCGGCAGCTCCAGCCGGCCGCTCAACACCATCCAGTCGAGCCACTCCTCATAGACCGTCTCGCACAGATGGTCGATCAGTCAGGTTTGCAGGCCCCTGTAGGTTTTCTGGTCCTCCAGCAGCCCCTGCCGCGCGGACGAGTAGGTCACCTGCGACATATCCCGCGACGCCACCTCGTAGCTCAGCCCCACGCTGCTGCCCGCCAGCCGCTGGGCGGTGCGCACCAGCGGATCGACTGTCGAGCTGGTGCCTGCCTGCGAGATCGGCTGGACCTCTTCCCCCGGGTTCAGATAGACCACCATCCCCTGCTCCAGCAGCTCGGCCGGCGGTTCCCGGTCCTCTTCCCGCTGCGCCTGCCCGAAGCCTCTGCCCAATCCGGCCAGGCCGCCGCTGAGCGTTCCCTCTGTTTTCTTGATCGCCATCGAAAAATGGCATTGCACCCGCTCCTTCTCCTCCGCCGCGTCCAGCAGCTCGTTGAGGTCGTCCACCCGCCCTACCGACGGTGCGGCCGGGGAGATCTCCCGGATCTGGCTGGTGCGGGTCAGGCAGGACAGATAGCTCACCCGGTCCGCGGGGATGCGGCGGGTTTCGACCGGGAACCCCCACGCGTCATACACCCGGATGTGGTAGGCCAGCGCCCGCCGGTAGTCGTCCACTTCGATCCCGCCGATCACCCGGCGGCCCTCATGCCCCTGTACCGCCGTGTCCAGGTCATCCACCTCGAGCAGCTGGAGCTGGTACCGGCCCTCAAAGTAGGACCGGACAACCAGGATCCCGCCGTCCACCAGCCGTCTCCGCAGGCAGAGCGCCAGCACCTCCCGGAACCCGAACCGGCCGGAAACCTCGCAGCCGCCCGGCCTGCACCACCTGCGCCACAGCCGTTCGATCCGGCTGTTGAGCGTTTCCTCCTCCGTACCGTCCGCGCTTCGGATTTTCGCCTGTAAGACGATCCCACTCCCGATCACGTTTCGCTCGAAGGCGAGCAGCAGGCTGTTCATGACGTCCGAGTTGCGCTCGAGGTCCCGGGCGCGCGCCCGGATGATCTCCCGCGCCCCCTGGTTGGCCTGTTCCCCGGTCGTGTTTGACTGCGCCATCCCCGCGCTGCGGGGGCTGCGGTCGGCTGCCGCGTAGAAGTTCCGCTGTGCGTGCCGCCGCCATGCCTCCCGCTCACAGGCGAGCCTCGGCGCGATCGGCAGCAGCATCCGGTTGAGCAGGCTCATCTTCTGTTTCATCCGCCCCGCCTCCGTCCCAGCACCGCCACCGTATACGCCGGACGTTCCATCCGGCTGATCCGGCCGGTAAGCTGCTCGTATTGCGCATACAGCGTCCCAAGGTCCGCATATTTGAGCGAACGCGACCCCAGCCGGTATTCCTGCGCCCCGTTTTCAATCCGGTTGATCGCTTTCAGCAGGGCCGCGCGCCGCTCCTTGAGTTCCGACAGTTCACTCATACCGATCCCCTCCGTCTAAATGATTTTCCATGCCTGCGGGGCCGCTCCGGACGGCTTTCCGGCTGCGGCGGGGGCTGTTCCGCCTGTGCCTGCCTGCTGTAGATGGTGCGCAGCCCATAGACATCCGCCGCACAGGCCGCGTAGACCTCGCAGTCCAGGTAGTGGTTGTCCCCGCCCGAAACCTTCTGTTCCCACCGGCTGACCAGATGTCCCCGTCTGCGCTCGATCACCTTGTGTTCCGCGGTGATCTGCTCGGCGTATTCCGGGTCGCACCCGTCGTGCAGGAACCAGCCTCCATTCTCCACCTCCCGGAACAACCGGGAAAAGATCATGTCTTTGTAGAAGTCGGTGTCCACCCAGAGCATCAACTGGCCGTCCGCCATCCCGTTGCGCTCGATCCGGCCCGCCCGGTATTTGCTCTGCATCCGGGAGGATGACCCGCGGCTCGCCACCGCCCAGCTGCTGTTGACCGCGCAGAAGTCGAACACCGTGTCGGTCTCGTATCCCGCGTCCACCAGACACAGGTTCACCTGATACTTCCCGCCCTGCGCATCCTCGTACCAGGCGTTCATGACCCGTTCCAGCTCGCCCCAGGAGAACGCCTGCCCATGCGCCACGTTGAAGCTGGTCATATTGACCCGCCACGCCCGCACCGTCCAATAGAGGCACCGCTTCTGCACATCCACCCCGCCGGTCAGCATGACCGTATCGGGCGGAACCCTCCCTGCCGGGTACTGCCCCTGCCGCGTTTCGAGCAGGGTTTCGGCATCCATCTGCCGGTCGATCTCCTTGTACGGCTCGGCCAGCCAGGAGTTGATAAAATTCTGACGCAGCTCGGGCGCGCTTTCGCTCTCGATCCAGCTGGCCGCGATCTCCCCCAGCCGCACCCACGGCGAATAGAATACGTTGAGCCGGAACGCAATCCTGCGGCGGCTCCCGTTAGTATCGACCGCCTTCCACCGGCAGCTCCGGAGCATCTCCGCCCGGTCGGCTTCACTGATAACCGCGTCGCATTCCTCGCAGAGGTAGACCGCCTGGGCCAGCGCCTGATCCGCAGTAGCGCCCTCCGGCCATT